CTCATCGGCGACGGCGGTGATGCCGCCTCGACCTTCGCCCAGCATTTCGATGGCCTGCACAAGTTTGCCGCCAAGGATTTCCTGAGCCTCGTCAGCCGATATCTTGAGCCTATTGATTTTTCCTGTGTAAGTCTCCGCCGCCGCCGCCGCTTGACCTCTAAATCGCTTGCTGAGGTCTGCCACAATCTCGTCGAAGGATTTGGTTGCCAGGTCTGCCTTGCTAATGCCTAAATTGAGACGACCAAGGCTGGTCTTGTTACCAAGATAGGCACGCGTAAGCGCCTGGGTTACTTGTGCAAGGCTTTTACCGCTTCCAGCAGATACATCGAGGGCAAGGTTGAGAATGTCTTGTGATGCGCTGAGGCTCCGAGTTGCGTTCGCTAGTTGCTGAAATGCTGGCCTTAGTTGGTCATCCGCAATGCCTGTTGCTCGTTGCAATTTGTCGATGTAATCCTCGATGGGTGTGACATCGTAGGCAAGGCCTAAGGCTTTGAGGTTGAGCGAGAGCGACCTGATTGCCTTGTCTTCTTCAGCAAAAGCCTTGATGGAATCCTTAGCAAACTGCGTGATACGGCGAGCACCAAACGTAGCAGCCATTGTAACGCCAAGGGCTTTAACTGTTTGATTAAATGCCTTGGTGCGCTTCTCAGCCGCCGTCAATCCCTTGCTGTTAAAGGTTGAGAGGATATTGATTAGGATACTCATGCGGCTACCCCATAAGTCTTTTGAGTGCGTGCGTTAGCTTTGGCTTCGGTTTTCTTGATTGCTGCCATAATCTTGTCAATCGTGCGGCCTTGTTGAGCTGCATAAGCGGCTCGCAGAATACGGCCTCGTTTATTCTTTTTCTCAGCTCCGATGCGCTGTGTAGAGCCAATCTCGCGGTCCACAGACTCGATGAAGTGGCGACCAGCGTTGGGGTTTGATGAATGGCTAGTCTTGCGATTATCGAAGCGCTTATCAACTGTGGGACCGACCCAAGGCTGTCCACTAGGACCTAGGTTGCCAGCCGTTTCTGCAATGGCTCCAGCGTGACTACGATTGAGCAAGGCATACATGACCTTATAGCCAAACTTATTGACTGAAGATGAGCGCGTTGTATATTGGATATTACGCCTGACGAGGCTGCCATTCCATTTAGGAAAATTTTGAGGGCCGAAAGTCTTGTTATTCTCAGACCATTGGCTCAGGCCAGGAATGCTATCTGGAACGCGAGCCTTGGCATCGGTGACAACCTCTTGCATCGCCGACCTAATCTCTGCGTTCATTTCTTTGTAGAGGTCGGGATTGACTTTACGCAAGGCTTTAATGGTGTCTAGGTAACCTTTTACCACGACTGGCATTTTCCACCGCCTTCGCCTTCTCTCGCATATAGGCGAGGGTTGCGCGGAAAATCCGTTCATCCATCGCCAGCCACTCACTTGCTGGGATTCCTGTCTCGACCTGTAGTTGGGCTATCAGGTAAGTCAGCGAATCCTTGTCTATTTTGGGTCTGAGTCTTCGACCACTTCCACGCTCTCAAGCGTTGCCACAAAGTCAATGCCGAATGGCTTGACTGTGACACCTGAGCGTCTTAGACATTCCCACGCCAGCCAGTAGAGGTCACTTTGTTGCTCGCGGTCACGAAAGGCTTTATGAAAGCCAATCTTGTGATGTTGCTCGAAAGCAAACTCTACGGCTGGAGTGATTCTGTGTTCAGTTGTGTTTCCGTCTGTCTGGGTAATCTTGAGGCTCGCCATGTTTATCTCCTACCAGGTTCCTGTGTCTGCAACAGTTACAACGCTGTTGAGTGTGAATGTTACATCCTGTGAGCTGATATCTGCAGGAGTTCCGTTGATTGGTGTGAGGTTATTGACCAAGATGTCAAAGGTGTAAAGTTTGTTGCTATCTGCAACTGCTGAGTCCTTATCCTGAATCAACTTAACTGCAACAGTAGTTCCAAAGTTGGTAATCAAGGTGTCTAGGATGTCATTGCTTGCGGTGTCATTCATGAAGGAAAGCGTCAGGGTTCCTGACTGCAATCCCTTAACGAATTGATGAGCTTGCGAGCCAAAAGCTGTTACCTCTATCTCATCGAATGCGTAGTTAAGGGTAGCGGCGGTGACTACATCGCTGACATCGACTGTTGCGATTTTGACACCGACCTTGTTATTCAGCACTATAGCCATTGTCTTCTTCTTTCTTCTTAGGTTGTGATTTTGCCTTCGGTGTCTCTACCTGGGCAGGAATCTGGCCAATCTTGACCAGAAAAGCGGTTCGTTCATCCATCATTAACTCCAACTCGAAAGGATTGAGAGCTTCACATCACAGGCCAAAGCATCGCCAGAAGCAAGGTTCATCACCGCTGGGGCCGACACTTCGCCGATGTTGTATTTCAAAGTTGATGCAGCCAGTTTGTTCCAGAGCTCCAGGATGTAATCTTCCATGCCGTTAAGGTTTCCCTGGTTGTCATAAAGTGGCTTGACAAGAGTAATCTTGAAGTTCACTAGCGGCGCTACGCTTGTGTAGCCCATGTTGTTTGGCGCAACATAAGGCTCGTCTGGGCTGATAATGCATGAGTTCACGAGCACGCTGGCAGGAGGAAAGGAGAAGACCTGCCAGGTGCTCGCGCTCGTTAGTGCGGTTGCTAACGTTCCCCGTAGTGTGGTTATCGCGCTCATCCTACGAGCCCGCCTGGGTGAAGGTAGTCGGCTAAAAGGCCTCTAACTCTCGCTAGCAAAGTGTTTCCCATTTTGTATGGGCTAGGACTGAAATCGTTTGAAACGCCGCCTTGTTGGCTGACTGTGCGAGCCATCCAGATATCGACAGCAATCATCATTGCTGCCTCTCGGACCTGTGGCAAAGTTGCGTAATCTATATTTGTAGAGCCAAAAACGCGACCATAGGGCGCGATAGTGTGGTAAGCGCGAGTTGTGATTTGCGCATTGACAAACTCAATGTAATGCTCGCCATTATTGACAATATTGGTAATAGTGTGTGACCCATTGTAATGCTGGCGCACGTTCTCAACTGTGATGGTGTCGCCCACGACAAACTGCTGGCGGTTGTCTGCAATGTAGAGACGGCCAGTGGTTCCAGATGCGCTAATGGCATAGATAGTTTGCTCGTTAAACCACAGTTTTTCTTTGATGATGTTTTCTGAGGCTTGGCACACTTCTTCGACGACTGAATCAGTGTAGAGAGTGCCAATGCCCAGGTTGGTGCGCAACTCGGCAACTGTGACGTATGTTGCTGGCATCTCTATCCTCTCTTGCTTAGTGTGGGACTGGGCCGAGCCTCGAACCCAGTCCCACGATTAAAGAATGGTTATGCAACCATCCACTTGTAAGCTGCTGCTGCAACCTTGGTTGCGACTGCGCCATAGCCATAAAGTGCAACATTGACCTGACCTGTTGCAATGAGCTGTGATTCAACTCGGAATGAGCTGGACTCATACCATGTATAGCCTTCTGGGTTGATGACGATGATTGTGCCGTCGCCAGTTCCAGAGAGTGAACGTGATACATAGAGGTTCAATCCGTGAACGTTTCCGCGAATTCCCGTTGGGGTGAGGTTCGCTGATGCGTTCTGTGGGTTGATGGTCTGAACATAAACTGGGCGGTTGCTTCCATCAATAAGGCCCATGATTGCGCCCCATTGCTCAGGTGAAACAACTACATTAGTTGCGAAACCAAGTGAGCCGCTGTAGATGCTGACTGCTGCATCGGATACGAAGTCGAGCAAGTTAGCTGCTGACATGGTGCGGTTGCCACCATCGGTTGCGCCTGCTGCGACTGCGGTTCCAACTGCTGCGTTGGTTGCCTTTGCGTAAGCGAACTGCATTTGACGGGTTAGCTCGGCAAAAAACGCTGGAGATGAGCGGTCAAGGAGTTCGTAAGAGAAGGTCTGTTGTCCAGCATACTTCTTGACAGTTACCGAGAGGAATGAAACGTTCTGGTCTGTTTCAGATGGTGCTGCGCCTTCTGCGGTTTCTGCAACTGTTGGAGCCTGTGTGAGCTTTGGAATCTCAAAGGTCATACCAGCGTCAGGCAACGTGCCTCGGCTGATTGCATCGATGAATGGGCGGTCAGCATTGCTGAGAGGGTTGATTACCTCAGAGAGCTGACGGGTTGGGATAAGACCAGCGTTATCGGTCGTATCTGCTGCTGCTGCGAGCCATTGTCTTGCTGAGTCATCACCGAAGGTTGCTCGGATTGTGTTCTCAACATACGCTGGCGCGGTTACTTCAATTCTTGGCTTTGCATAGTGCATTGCCGAGATTGTTGGGCGTGAGGCCTCTACTGCTGGAGTTTCTACTGCCTCAGGCGCAACGGACTCTGGAGTAATGTTCTCCACAGTTGCCTCGCTTTCGTTGGTTGGTGTTGCTTCCTCGGCTTCTGCCTCGGACGCTGCTACCTCTAGTACCTCAGCCGATTTGAAGGCTGGATTTGATACCAGAGAAACTTCTTCAAGACGTGCTGCGATAACTTCGAGCACATTGCCTACTTGCTTACTGTCGATTACTTCAACACCTACTGACAGGCCGCTGCGTAGGTCTTCAGACGCCTCAATGAGTGCATCATTGCCGCGACTTGTTGCCGAAACTTTGAACGTTGCATAAAGTCCGCTATCGTCAGCGGTGATTGCCTGAGCTCGACCAAGTGGCTTCTTTGCGTCATGCTCCAGTAGAAACTTGACCTTCTTGGCATCATCCCATTGGACTGAGCCTTCGCGGAAACGAACCTTACCTACATTGGTGTGTCCGACTTCGCTATTGAATGGCAGGATTTTGCCAGAGATTAGGCGGCGGCCTTCATCTGCCTGAATATCAGATGCTTGAATCGTTAGCTTCATTATTGTTCCCATTCGGTGAGAGGTCTTCCATCTCTTGAGCATCCTCGACAGATATCAACCCAAGTGACAACATCTTCTCGATGGCTGCCAAACGTGAGAGCGTGTCTGCTCGAAGGAAAGTGTCATCTATTGCAAAGCGCACATAGTTTTGGGTGTTTGTCATGTCATCCATACTTAGGCGCGTCTCAATTGCCGTGATATAGGGCTGGAGAGCAAGTGAGATAAGCTGTTTGCGTTCATCTTGAACGTTGGCATAAGTCATGCTGTTATTTTCGTCAGCGCTGAGATAATAGGCAGGAACGTTGCAAAGTCGAGCGATTTGAGTTGTTAGGTTCTGGATTAAATCAACATAGCCCATGTCTTTAGGCGAGAACTGGCTTGGCATGTAATCTAAAGTTGAAGTGAGATACGCAGTAGTTCCGCGCTGACGTGCAGACTTCCATTGTGCTAGTAATGCAGCAACTTCATTCTCGGAAAGGTCTGCGCCAGTATTTTTGATGATTCCTGTTGGAGTTGGTGACACCGCCGCGTTGTATGCAGCCGTTTGCACCCTATATGCTTGCTGCAAAATAGTTGCGCCAGTATTTAGAATACCTTCACTTAATCCTTGGAAAGTGATAAGTGAGCCTAGTCCCTCCATCGGGACAGCTTTGCCGTCTATGTAATACTGCGTGACGAATTGTGAATCAGGTGAAACTTGTTGTGTGACTCGCGTTGGTGCAATCCAGTTGAATCGAGCTGGTCTGCCATCATCTGCATAAAGCTCAGTGACTTGCCAATAACAGACTCCATAAAATAGAAGACTGTCCACGCTGTAAGCTAAAGTGACACTTCTTGGTTGATGAATGCTTGGTTGCTCTAACCATTTCGGTGAGCCAATGCGCTCATGTGTCGATTTGCGATAAAGGTGCAAAGGGATTGAAGCGATTGTGCCAGCAATCAGATTGCGGCAACGAATAACCGCTGGTAATGAGATAGCCAGGTCACGGGATACTTTGGGAAGTAGTTGAGTGTTGAAATAGCCAAAGTCATCACCCATGACCGCAGGGGCATATTGGGCAGTTACCTTCGAGGTTTTATTGTTGGTGAGGAACCTGTCCCAAAATGCCATATATCATATGATAGCACACAAATCGGACATATCAGACAAATATGGCAGGTTTGGATTGTGGCTTGAGCAGTTGGTGGACGCACATGGCTAGAGCGATTGCGGCATCTACTGGCCCAGCCGAGCGCCGCCTGATAATCCTCCACCCAGCATCATTAACCTTGGCTCCACAGTTATTCATCGAGGCTACGAGCTCATTCTGACCATTGTGGACAATCCTTCGGTTCACAATCGCTTCGAGCAAGTCTGAACATGCGGTGTAGAAGATTTGGCCCGACATGTCCACTGTCTTACAGCCAGACTTACTTAACCTATCGGCTATTGAAGCTGTGGCGTATTTATCGTAACAAAGCATTGTGGGGCGATAGCGGTCCCACCATGCCTTAATCTCAGCCGCGACCTTCAGCTCATCGATAGCGACCTCGGATTCCCATTGCTGCATGATGCCCACGCCAATCTTGCCATCTGGCATGAGTTGAGCTGCAACAAGGGACGCATGGCGCTTGGTCACGGCTGTATCAATAGCAAAGACAGTCATAGCGCCAGGATTGAGTTGCAGGTCTTGGACTGTCAAATCCTCAAACGCTCGGTGAGGCCAGGGACTACTAATCGCTGAAATCCACTGCGACAGGTGCTCGGTTCGTGCGTCATCTGGCTTGGCTGTCTTGATGTACTCCTGGACTGTCTCCAGGCGAAAGTTTCCATAACCAATCGAAGGATTGGCTTGCAAGATTGCATTTACATCCGTCAATCGGCAAAAGTCTGGCGCTGAATACTCCCAATAACCCAGCGACTTAGGAGGATAGGAGTTCGCAGCTTCGCGCAATGAGTTGAGCACCTCGCTGAAGGCATCGCCAGCGTTGCTACACGTCAAGAGCACGCCGTTTGTCGCTGTTGTCGTAGGTCTAATAGCTGCCCAGGCTTCTGAACTGATTTCACGCAACTCATCAACGAATACCAGGTCGGCAGTTTTACCACGCACGCCATCCCTTGTCGCTGCCGCTATCTCATACATCGACCCATCAAGCAAGGTGACTGATTCTTGTCCGTTCGCGTATCGAATCTGCTTAACGAGCGACTTGAGCTCGTCATTGGATTCGATGACATCGACTACCTGACGGAAGGTATCGATTGCCATGTTGCGATTGGACGAGAGGCCAATCACCCTGCTTTTTCGTGGCTCGACAAAGAGCTCATACAGGATTCTCATGCGTGCCAAGTGAGTCTTGCCCATCTGGCGAGCAATGATGAGTAACTGAGTCGTATGGACATACTCACCGCGCCTATTCGTGACCATCATGCGTTCGGCAACGTATTTCTGCCAGGGAAGCAATGGCGGCCCGTAACGCTCAACCCACGCAGCGAAGTCTTTGCCTGTGGACTTGCCTTTGGCCCTAGGTGTCTCCAGCCTCGGCGTGGTTTTGCCTCTGATTTTAGCCATTCTC